GTATATTGCAAGCCAGTGAACGTCACACTTTCTTGACGGCGCGGAACGTCACCGTTTATTTGACGGCATTACAGTAGGTATAAGATGCAACCAGACGATATGGTCGATGAGACTCAAGATGTAGAGTTTGAAGACATAGAGGATGTAGATCAGGAAACTGATTCCGATTCATCAACGGATACTGACGAAGGTCAGGAAAAATCTACTAGACCTGTTTTTAACGAAGAACAGCAGAAAGCTTTTGATAAGGCTATGGCTGAGAAAACTTGGAAGGCGCGAGAAGCAGAGCGTCAGGCCGAGCAATATCGTCAGCGTCTTGCAGAGATTGAAGCTAAACTTCCTAAAGAACAGCCGCCCGAAGTGCCGAAGGTGCCTGACTTCTATGCTCTGTCTGACAGAGAGATACAAGAGCAGCTCCGACAGCGTGATGAGGCGATTGCCAAGCGAGCAGCGTTTGATGCTAGGCAGCAGGCTATGCAAAGCCAGCAGCTTGAATTACAGCGTCAACAGCAAGCGGAAGCAATTAAGCAGCAAAATGAGAAGATCGCAACATACGCAGAGCGTTCAAAGAAGCTAGGCGTTAAGAGTGAAGACCTGCAAAGCGCAGCGAACAAGATAGGCCAGTTTGGTATTGATCCAATGCTGTCCAGCCATCTGATTGATTTAGAAGATGGAAGTCTTGGCACGTTGTACTTAGGGAATAATCTCTTAGAGCTAGATAGGTTGGCAAATATGTCTCCTAATCAAGCGTTGTTGTATTTAGATCAGACCATTATGCCAAAGGCTAGAAAACTTAAACCTAATGTAAATGCCGCTCCTGATCCATTAGATACGCCAAGAGGCGCTGGGGTAAGTCCCAAGTCTGGTGGCCCTAAAGGAGCAACTTTCGAATGAATGAGGTGATCCGATCATGGCTAACAATCTTAATAGCAACGTCACACGGAAAGTCGCTCGTGTCTTCTTAGACGCTTTTGAGGCTTCTCGTGTAGTAACAAAAACTGTCAACACTCAACTGTTGTCAGGCAAATTCAATCCTTCTAGCGGTTCAAATGTAGACTTCAAGCGTCCGCATGACTACAACACAATCCGCACTTCTGGCGGTGATATCAGCGCTTCTACTAAGTCAGACATCATTGCTGGTAAAGCAACTGGTACGGTTCAAAACTATTTCACAGCCGCAACTGAATGGGGCAACGTGGAAGAGGCTCTTGAGCTAGACCAACTCGATCAAATCCTTGAGCCTATGGCTCGTCGCATCGTAACTGACCTTGAGTTAGACCTCGGCGCGTTCATGCGTAAAAACGCAGCGTTGAGCTACGGTGATCGTGGTACTGTTGTTGATGCATGGTCAGACGTTGCAGGCGCTGGCGCATTGATGGACTCTGTTGGTGTCCCAATGTCTGACGAGAAGTATTATTTGATGAACCCATTCACCACTACTGCGCTGTCTTCAGCTCAGAATGGTCTGAATGCGGCTGACGGCCTTGTTCGTACAGCATGGGAAAAAGCGCAAATCAGCCAGAACTTTGGTGGCATGATGGCTCTGACTTCTAACGCTCTCAGCAGCTACACTTCTGGCTCAACTACTGATCGTGCAGGCACTCTGAACGGTGCGCCTAACGCGACTTACGTTGCGGCTAAGGACACCATGCAGCAGACTCTCGTTCTGGCTGGTCTGGGTACTGGTACTATCAAAGCTGGCGATCAGGTAACTATTGCAGGCGTTAATCGTCTGAACGTAGCTACTCGTGAAGCTATCCTTGACAGCGCTGGCGCACAAGTTCCGTGGACAGGTACTGTACTTGAGGACGTAACAATTGTAGGTAATGCTGCAACGATTACTGTCTCTGGCGCTGCCATCTACGAGGCTAACGGTCAGTATAACAACGTGGATGCAGCTCCTGCTGACGGCGCAGTTGTAACTATCCTTGGTGCTGCTTCAACTCTGTATCAGCCTAACCTGTTCTACACTAAGCAGGCATTTGGTCTTGGTGCTGTTAAGCTACCTAAGCTGTACTCTACAGACACAATTGCAACTACCAGCGATGGTATGAGCATCCGTGTGTCTAAGTACGCAGACGGTGATGCCAACACGCAGAAGATTCGTTTCGATTTGCTTCCTGCGTACGCTTGCTTCAATCCCATGTTTGCTGGGATGGGATTTGGAAAGTAACCTTGTAGAGATTCTAGGAGCTTCGGCTCCTAGCTTTTTATTATGGCTACTCCAAGCAAAGGTAAAGCGAAAGTAAAGGTCACTGCCACTGGCAAGAAGGTCTCCTATGGGCAGGCTGGAAAGGCCAGTGACGGTGGTTCTCGTGTACGAGCAGGCACTAAAAAAGGAGCTACATACGAATAATGGCTACTGTCGCTCAAGTTGCAAAGTCCTCACTACAGAGGATATTGGTACAAGCTAGTGAGGCTCCGCTAGAGCCTGACGAGTACCAAGACTTTATATTTTCTATGAATAATTACATGGCTGAGCTAGATGCCCAAGGCATTCAGCTTGGTTATACAG